TACACAGGTTTAGCTGCATCAGTTGTATCCCTTATTGGCCTAATTATTGGAGTTGTAAACAGATGAAAACAAAACCACAGATGCCGCTTGACGGCAAGTTCGGTAAAGACTGGAAAGTCACCTCACCTTTTGGCTGGAGAATCCACCCAATCGAGAAGTATAAGAAACACCACAATGGTGTGGATCTATGGGGACCAAAGGCAAAGATTTGGAACGAAGCCTGGCATGACGGAACTGTCGTTGCTGCCGGCACCTCAAAGCTAAAGAACCCAGACGGCTCACTTGGTGGAGTTGGCTACTATGTTGACATTCGCTCAAAGATAAATGGCGAGTGGTACACAGCTCGTTATGCTCACATGGTTGAAAACTCGCTGACCGTTGTAAAAGGCGAGAAGGTCAAGGCTGGCACTCGGTTGGGCATTATGGGCAACACAGGTGCATCTGCTGGCCGACACCTACACTTTGAGATCTGCAAGGGCAAGTACCTAAAGTGGACCTCAGACGGCAAGGGCTATGTTGACCCTCTAAAGTTTGTCAAAGCCACAATTGCTAAGTGGGAACTAGACGCAGAGGTTGGACTGCCAACACCGGACACAGGTGAAGTAGCCCCTGCACCAGTCCACGAGCCAGAGCCAAAAGCCCCTCGAGTACCGAAGGTCAAACCAAAGCTTGCTAAATAACTTAGCCAAAACTAAAAGCCTACGAGTCATGCTTGTAGGCTTTTTTTTATTCTTTATGATCTGGCAGCCTACCCCTGCCTATGGTGCTCAAGCTTGGGCAACCATCACTTGTGCCGACTCGACTGGCACTCAGCAAACCTTTACAGTTGGATGGGAAAATGAAAACAACTACTTCTTGGATAAAGGCAACATTCCCCAGCACTTTTGCGAGGGTGGCTATGCTGGTCAGCTCACCACTTTTGTTGGCGTTGTATCTAGTGACGGCACTGAGCTGGATCCTGCTTTGCTTTATCATCCTGGCTACATTGCTCCTGGTCCTATCAGTCCCACTCCTAGCCCTGAAGCTGTACCGGAAACTGAAACGACAGTAAGGACCGATGATGTTGAACGAACCGAAACAGTTGAACGCACCGAAGATGTGGCTCGTACTGAAGAAGTTGTCAGAGAGCCTGAGCCAGTGGCTCCGGTGGCTCCCATAGAAGCCCCAGCCCCACAGCCAACCCCTGAACCTACGCCTGAACCTACCCCCACACCTACGCCAGAACCAGAACCTAGCCCCACAAGCCCTGTACGCCCTGTAGAGCCGACAAAGCCCCCAGAGGTCATAACACCTACCCCAGAGCCTACTGAGCCCCCTACGAGCCCCACAGAGCCGACAATTCCGAGCGAGCCTACACCTGAGCCTGAGTTGCCAGAGGTAACAGTAAGCATCGAACTAGCGTTGGAAGCGGTTAGTAAACTGGTAGATAACCTACGCTCAATCGGGTCAGACATGACACCGGAAGTTAGAGAACAGGCCCAACAAGTTGTGGTTGCTTCGGTGATCGTGACACAGGTGGCCTTGGCAGGTAGGAAACCCTAGTGAAGTTCTTGAAAGACCAGCTTGACCAGGTATGGACAATTCTTGGCTTAGGCATCGCTTGGGTCGTACTCGAAGGCACAGCTAAAGACTTTGCCGGCTGGGCCATTCTCATAACAATCACGATCTGGGCAGCAACTTACCCCCTACGAAAGGACTGACCTATGTGGTTAGACATCGCACGCAGAACCCTAGCTGTAATCATCTTGAAGGTCACAGGCATCTTTGTCGGTGGAGCAGTTATCGGTCTTGAGGTAGCTCAGGCAGTAGCTATGGCAGCCTTCGCTGGAATTATAGATGTAGCTCAGGAGCTCTCTCGCTCATACCTGGCTGATGGTCAGATTGACGCTGATGAGATCAACAAGTCTTTTGGCAAGATTGCAGAAAAGACAGACTCTAAGAAGTCCTAAGCTTCGAGCGTTCCTCAGCCGTAGTCCCACCCCAGATGCCTACCATCCCTGCTGATAGGGCATAGTCAAAGCACCTCAGCCTGACAGGACAGTCGTTGCAGACTTCCTTAGCTACGGCAATAAGTTTCTTACGCAGATACACATCTGGCTCATCCTCTGGGAAAAAGCACTCTGGCAGTTGACTGCACTCAACGCCCCCATTCTCGCTGATTGCGTGTTGCAGTTCGATGTATTTGCGTTCCAGTTGTCTAAATGTCATAGGCCGACACTAGAGTAAAAACACGATAAATAGCAAACCCACGCCGAGAGAGTTAGCGTGGGCTTGCCGACAAGGAAAGAGAGGGAAACCTTGCCAGTTTCTAAGCTACCAACCGAGATAAACGAGTTGCAGGATGCAGTCCTGCTAGGTGACTTTGCCAACGGCTCACCTGAGTGGCACTCACTACGCAACGAGCCAGGTGCAGTCGGTGGCTCAGACATCGCTGCTATCGCCGGTCTAAGCACTTGGGAATCAGCCATAACAAAGTGGGCTAAAAAGACTAGTCAGATTCCTGATGAAGTCGAACCGAACATGAGCATGAAGCTCGGCACAAAACTTGAGGCACCTATCTTGGAACTGTTTGCCGATGAGCACCCTGAGTTGGAGATCTACGAAACCGGCACTTGGGCAAACAAGATGTACGACTGGGCCAGAGCAAACCTTGACGGACTTTACAAAGATGCTGATGGCAACTGGGGCATCATCGAGGTCAAGTTCAGCAGGGATTATTGGACACAAGTGCCACAGTCTTACCGAGCACAAGTGCTTTGGTACATGAAGGTCTTTGGCATTAGGCGAGCAAAGCTTGTAGCACTTGCTGGGTCCAGCTACATGGAGTTTGACATTGAGTGGGATGAGTTTGAGGCCAACACACTTTGGGAGTCTGCTCTCAGATTCCGGCAAGCTTGCCTAGACCTAAAGATGCCTGACTGGGATGGGTCTAACTCAACCCTAGAAACTATCCGAGCCCTCAGCCCTAACATCGAGGATGGAGAGGCTGACCTGGATGAGCTTGGGGTGCATTACTTCAACGCTGTCAATGACGCAGAGAAGGCTAACAAGCTAATGACAGACCTCAAGGCTAGAGTTATCAAAGCAATGGAAGGTAAGAAGCGAGGCATCATCTACGGCGAGCACCTGCTCAGTCTTAGATCAAGAGCCGGTGGAGCACCTTACTTGCACCACGAGAAGGGAAAGTAAATGGCACAGTTTAACCTCAACGATTACGAAACAGTCGAGCAACGCATCAAGCGTTTCTACAAGGACAACCCTGACGGCAGAATCATCACCGAGAACCAGACAACGCTGCAAGACAGACAGGTGAGCACCTGGGTAGTTATGGCAAGCGTGTACCTCAACAACGAAACCGACAAGCCAAAGGCAACAGGTCTAGCTTTTGAGGTTGATGGTCAAGGTATGGCTAACAAAACATCTGCACTAGAGAACGCAGAAACATCTGCCATCGGTAGAGCACTTGCTAACGCAGGATACTCAGGCAACAAGCGAGCCACACGCGAGGAGATGACCAAGGTTGCAAGGGATAAGAAACCGAGTGCAACTGCTAAAGACTGGCTTGCAATGGCAGCAGAATTAGGCAATGACCTTGATGGTTTACGCTTGCTATACAGCGAGGCCAAGACTGGTGGGGCTGACACAGCAACGCTAGACAAGATCAAGGACATCGCCAATGGACTATCAGGCTCAAAGGATTCTGCTTAGTTCCATACTCGAAGTGCAAGAGTGTCTGCATGAGCAATACGACAAAGGTGAGCTAGACATCCTCACCGACCTATGGCGATTACAAAGAGAGAAAGCTAGAAGGCTAAGAGATGGAAATTATTACACCAGGCCACATAGTCCAGGAGCTACAACGCCTGACCAGCGAGATGGACAAGGGAGCTAACGCACTCTACGATGCCGAGTGCAAGATGGCTGATGCTGAGGCTGCTTATGACAAGGCAGTGTCTTTAGCCTTCTTGAACAACGCTGGCACTGTGGCAGACCGGCAAGCTGTGGCTAAGTTGCAGGCAGTAGAGGAAAAGCTAAAGGCTGATCTAGCCAAAGCCGAATACAACAGAGTCAGAACCAAGCTAAAAACCCTGTCAGACCAAGCCACAATGATGGCTGTAATCAGCAAAAATGTCGAAATACAGTGGAAACACGCCTAGCTGGTAGCCTACTTGGGTGATTGCCGAAACCTGCTCATGTGGGGCCAAGTTCAGGACCGATGAGCCTGAGCCAATCAAGCTTGTCCGAGAGTGGAGAAGGAAACACACTTGCCAAGAGAGTGCAGATGAGTTGCGTGACATTGAAACCACAAGCACCATCGGCTTTAGTGCAGACTACAAAGGCACAGGGCTAGACATCCCTGCTAAAGAGTACAACCCTTGGGGCGATGATGAATAAGAAAAGCTTTCAGAAGTTTCTAGATCGTGACAAGTGTTGCTCACACTGTGGCACTACCGATGACACGCTTATCCCACAGCATCGAGCCAATAGAGGCATGGGTGGCAGTAGAGCCTTAGACAGACCTAGCAACATCATTGTGCTTTGCAGTGCTGCCAACTTTATGCTTGAGTCAAACGCTCGGTTTGCCGAGATGGGCAGGTTATTCGGCTGGAAGCTAGAGCGACACCAGGTTCCAGAGTTTACCCCTGTTTACATGGGTGACGGCTGGTGGCTACTTGACAACGACTTCAACAGGACACCGGTGCCAAATAACGACATCGAATACTTTTAGAGTGCTAAGGTAAAAACATAACTAAATAAAAGTGCCGCCTAGAGATCAGGACCCCTAGACGGCGTAATACCAACAAATAGACTGTTGGCATCCCTATAAGCATAGTGTGCCAACTCATTAGAGAAAGGCACATTTTATGTTTAACTGGGAGAACAAAACACTCGCCGAGGTACTTGCAATGTACGGCGGCAACATCTTTATGGCAGAGATGGATTACCGAGCTATGGGCTTGACCCCTGGCGATTGGGTAATGCTAGTCAAAGAGGGCTACGATAACAGAGTCGTAAGCCCAACAGTAATGATGCTGATGGCTGAGAGAGCAGAAGCGTCATGCCTCTAATTCGAGGGCACCACACCTTTGATGACCACTTCACCCAGATTCCTAATGACTGGGTAAGGGATTCTCGATTGACCCTAAAAGCCATTGGGCTACTAACGCAACTAATGAGCCACCGACCTGGTTGGAACATGAGCGTTAGCAGCTTGGCAAGGTTTAACAAGACCGGAGTGGACACAATAAAATCGGCAGTCAAAGAGCTTGAACTCTATGGCTACCTAACTAGATCAGGTAAGCAAGAACACAACGATGACGGAACCTTTGCCGACTTTGTTTGGACTACTGCTGACCCGTTCCAAAACCCCGATACGGTGAAAACCGTCAACGGTAAACAGGACACAAAGAACACTATTACTAAAGAACAACAACCTATAAAGAATAAACAAGAGAATACAGATACTGGATTTGATAAGTTCTGGG